CCCTCTCTAGTTAGTACTTAAATAATATTAAGGACCGTTTGAACCAAAGATCGCACGTGGATCTGTCCAGCCAAAAGAATAACGCTCGTAACCTTTTGCTTTCGCATTCATGGTATCGAAATCATTATCCATATCAAACTGAATACCTACACGTTCATAATACTTCATACCATCACGTACGTTAGTACGGATGAACCAAGCATGAGGAGCAGTAAAGTAATGGTTAACTACAGCACCACCAGGGAATACATTGTTTGCCTTGAGGATGTTCAAGTCATTGTTTGCAGTACTTGGTTGTGATACAGTCTTGAGGATACGTCCAGCATTGTAGATCTCTTGACGAGCAATGTGTAATGATTTTGGCATTACATTGATCAAGAGGCCACGGTCGTCCTGGAAGCCCATCAAAGCAATTGTTGCATCTTCCAAAGAAGCTTCGGAGAGGTCAGCATCAACTGTTAACTTGTTAGCAAATGTACCGCCAGAAGTATTTGGATGTGCTGTGGAGCAAAGAGCTACACTATCACCACCAGCATACTGCAGGTTAGTACCTGTTGTAAATGCACGGTTGTAAATGTTAGCGCCTACGTTTTCTTTCGTTTGACGGAAAGACATAGCCAATGCACCAGAACGTTTCTTAGATACTTGCTCGTACAAGTTGTCGTCGAGTTCTTCTTTAGTTACAATATAACCTAGAGCGTAAGCAATATGTGTGTAACGTGTTGTAAAGCCTTGGATCTCAGAGTCATAAGTAACCCCAGCGCCTTCAGCCTTTTGTGGAACGAGTCCAAAGCCAGTAACCTGGACATCTTCTTCGTAGTTTTGATGTGATGAATCTTTATCAAAGAGTGCAGAGAATTCTTCTGGATGCTCTTCGTATACTTGTCCCCACCAAGCTTTAATACCAGGCCATAGGGCCTTAGGATGGGTACCGGTTGTAATTACGCCTGCCATGTTTTTATTCCTTTAGTTATTAAGCTGTGCCTTGGGCTTGCTTGTATTGGTGACGATTAAAGATAACTTGAACGTTATCATATGCACCAACTGCGTTATCAGGACGTTGCGATACGCCAATGATAGTCAGAGGCAATGCCAAAGAACCAGTTGTACCCTGAGCAATAATACCAGAGCTATTCAAGACAGTGCTTGATAGTGGGCTAGATTGTGACAAAGTGGTTTGGTTAGCTGTAATAGACATAGGTGCATTAGAACCTACGTTAGCAGCTGAAGCACCAGTAGCATCAGTTTCAATTTCAAAGATGATGTTAGGATCTGTTACTACAACAGCATATTGTAAACCAGAACTTACTGGATAGTAGATTTGGTTCAAAGCAAGGGTTGTACCTTGGAGTGATACACCGTAATTAGCTACACGGAAACCAACGATAACGCCAACAGGGATATCAGTAGTAGCAGCTTTAGTTACGTATGCAGTGCCGTTCGTGTCGGAACCACCAGCAAGCTTTACAACATCGCCAATGGCGTAGCTGTTAGAAGCATCGTTAGCGATAGCGAAAGTCTGGCCTTGTTGGTTCCAAGCCGCACCGGTAATGCTACCGATTGGACTTAGACCACGAGGGGCGTTTGTATTTGCCATTTATAGTCTTTCAATAAAATTAAAGATTAGTATTTATTAGACGAACCAAATTTAATACCAGCATCATAAAAGCCAGTAGTATCTACGGAATGTCCACCCTTACCTCGTTTAATCGAGTTATCGGTTTTGTCATTGCGTGATTGGATTTCAGCTTGATCCTCTTCCCACCATTCCTGCTTGATCTTTAAAAGGATCTGCTGAACTGGTTTACCAAGGTCATCTTTGCTACCCATAACACTTACTCTATCTCCTAGATCGACATTAGTATCAGTAACGTTCGATGCATTATATCCTACCTCACCGGGAGAAACAAATTCCCAACCAGCATCAAGGGCCGCAGAAATGCGACCAGGTTCATCATTAAAGAAGTACAAGTGATAGCCTGGAATAAGCTTTCCTACTTGCAACTTGCCACGTGTCCCGTTAAACGCCCCACGATTGCGGCGTACCGGTTTCTCAGTAGACACTGAGGTAGTCTTGACTTCTACAGGTGTTTCCTTTACAGTGGATTCATTTGGATTAACAAACTCACCTACTGCTACTTTTTTTTGTGTTGACATATTCGTTCTCTCTTGTTTATTCTGACCAGTCGTATTCACGGACATAGTCTTCTTTATTTCTAATTAAACCCTGCTTAAGGAATCTATCACAAGCAGCCTTAGCTTCTGTAGGTAGATTCTCATATGATCGTTTAGCGCTACTAGGGCGACCAGATTGGGTTGTCATACCAGCACCATCCATAGGATTGGCTCTAGTCTTTTTACCAAACTTATCTGGATAGGTTTGTGCTAACTCTTCATCTAACTTGTCAAGAAATGCCTTACCTTTAAGGTTAGGAAATTCCTCGGTAATGGATTTACCAAGTGCATTGGTGACATCGGTAATTCGCTTGTCTTGACCAAACCATTGATTACGATCTAACCACGCTTGCAGATTCTCATCTGGTTGTGGTGCAGATTGTTGTACTGGTTCTGGACGATTAGCCTCGGCTTTAGCCTGTGCTACATCCTCTTTAATCAAGTCCATTGCATCATCAATCTCTACTACACGATCGCCGTCTCCACTGGAGACTGCATCACGCTTTGCTTGCTTCAGTTGACTTAACTGAGCTTCGAGATCTTTTGCTTTGCGTTCATACTGTTCCTTTTGGAACTTCTGGAACTCTCTGGCAGTAGACCTTGCTTCTTCAGCAATGCTACGAGCCTCTTTAAGTTCCTTGAGCAGCTTCTCGTTGTTCTTCCGAAGGATAGGCATGATCTCTTTGCCACGACGGACAAAGGTTTCTGCATCTACCCAATCAGCTTCATTACCACGATAGTCGTCTTTAGCAACCCAACCCTGTGCACTGGCTTCAGAAGCATAGTCTGGGGTTTGTAGTGCTTGAGTCTGTGGTTCAACGTGTGCTTGCTCTTGTTGAATATTACCTACGTCATCACTCATTATTTAATTCCTTTACTTAAATGTGGATCAACAAGTTCCATATCAGGATCTAATAGTCCTGTAAGGTCATCATCATTGATCATCCTATACTTTATACCGTCTCTACCTACATACATTAAACCAGCATACTTAGCCATGATTACTTTATCGCCAGACTTAACTGGAGAAATACCTCCAAAAGCGTCTGGACCTACTTCAATAATCTCACCGGTTGTATTACCCAACTGCTCACGCTCACTCATACCTTCTGTAGATACTATAATGCCGCTTGCTGTTTGATTAACTACTACCATTGGCTTAATCAAGATACGATTTAATAAAGGTGTTATACCTGTATAATTACTCATCTGCTCTCCCTTAGTGACTCCATCAGACCCTCATAATCAAGAGTAAGAATCATGCTAACAGCTGCTATACGACCACGAACATTGCTGTCGTCATCGGTACCACCTACTAACATTTCTTTTAAATACTCTCGGTCATTAAAGAGGGCTTTAAAGAAAGCCCCCGTGATCGGATGTTGTTTCCAGTCCAGGAATTCTGGTTCTGTTACAACGCTCAAATTACTCTCCTGTTGGTTCCGACGGTGTGTCTTCACCTTCCGTTAACTTCATCATAAGCTCAATTGAAGACATGATGCCTTCGTTCTTTGCTTTCATTGCAGATATCTGGGAATTGATTAACTGAATTTCTTGTCCTGTACGAACACCCCCAGCTGTTTCTAATGCCAGTAAAGCTTCTGCTTCTAACTTGTGGATCTTAGCTTCATTAAGTTTAGCTGTATCCATAAGTTTGAGTACACCTAATTTCATCTGCAATTGTAAGTCAGCTTGTTTAATCTGGGCTTTCATTTGCTCAACTTGTAACTTCTCAGGTACAGCTGGTTTAATTGCATTCGGACCTTTTGGATCTGGCAGCAGATTTTCTAGCTCAGCAACCTTCCACGCTTTAGCATACATCAACTGTGCTGCTCTGATATTAACACCAGGCGTTGTTGTTGCTAGCTGTAGCATAGCTTGTGCTTTAGCCATTAGTTGGCTATCACTAACAATGTTAGGATCGGCACTAGGGCTGATATCACTTACTGGACCATTGTAATCATCGGCACTGATATTGAACTCACCCTTATCGGATTGGAAGTCAACTTCATCATCGAGGTACAATTGGTTAAGTCTATAGATCTTTCTAAACTCTTGCTTAAGACTTCTGTAGGTACGTTTAAAGATACCAGAAAAGATCTTCATTCCTTGCTCAGCCATTGTTCTTGTTGTCTCAGCTGCTGTATTCTGTCCCGGATTTTGTCCAACCAGAATGTCAACTGATCCACCAATACGCTCACCATAGTTGATAAGCATTCCAAGCAATGTAAACAGAACTTGAGAAGGCTCCCTAACAGGAAGAGGCACAATGCCTTTACGTAAATCATCACCAGTGGAATCAACGTGTTTCCATTCTAACGGTGCAAAGTTATAGTTACCACCACGCATCTTAATACCACGGCTAAGGAAACCACCTGCCGTGTTAGCCATTGTACCAGCATCAATCATTTGATTAATGAGGGTATCTATACTTTGATTTAGTGGGCCTAATAGTACACCAAAGCCTAAGTCATAGAAACCACCATCAGGTGATGGGATAAAAGGAAACTTAGTGAAGTACTGTTCAGCTTTAATCCCTAGGATCTTACCTTTAAGATTACGTTCAATAGATTGCTCAAAGTAACGTGCTACAATACGTAGTACTTGTTTAGTATCACGACGTACCCATACAATGTAGGGCTCGGCGTAACCATCACCATCAAAATCAATAAACTTGTGTGTCTCAAGAATTTCGTATGGTGTGCTAGGATCTGTAGACTGTGGAGCCTCCATACCCTGAGCTTTATTCTGTGTCAGTTGTAAGTTTGATTGTGGAATGGTTACAGCTGTTACATCCTGCATTTCACAAAACAACCCACGAGCAACACGCTCATAGATCTCATTCTTAGTCATGTACTGTATGTGAGTAACACGTGGTGCCTGATCAAGAGACTTAGTCCAGTAGTTAACTACAAGGTCTCTAGCAAGAATGTAATCTGATTGTGGTCTACGTTTAGTAGGATGGTAATAGGTCTTTTTAAAAGCACAACCTACAATTGGTTGTGTAATTAAAACACGATCTGTATCTTCTTCCCAGTCCTCAGCTACTTCAAGAATCTGATAGGACATATGATTTTCAATACGTTCTGCCCTACGTTCTTTCATACCGTCTGGATCATCTCCAATAACCCGGCAGTGTACAGGAGTATCACCACTAATTAAGACAGGATAGGCCCTGGCATGGTACTGTAAGGCAGCAATAGTAATGAGTGGGAACTTAACGTTAGACGCATTAGGCCATGGAAAGGACTTAGCTTCAGCAACCTGCAAAGCCAACTTCATAGACTCTTCAGTTCGTTTTTCCCAAGCGGATCTAGACAATAAATCTGCGGTAAACTCTTCATGAACATCATGACCAATTTTATACAGATCATCCTCATGTAAAAGCTCTGCTATGTTAGGACAGACTATTAGGTCCTCTAGCTTGTGTGTTTCTTTTAATTTATTCAAGGTTAGTATCCTGTTGTGGCATTAGCGCCTCGTCTGTCATATCCGAACTCATGCATAGCATCTCGGTATTCTTCATCCTCAACCTCATCATTGGTTGGGGCTTCAATCAGTCTATCAAGCATCATACCCAGGTAAGCCATACAGTCTACTTGGTCATCATGCTTGTCTCGTGGGAACCTCATCATCTCATCTTCGAGGATTTGATACCAGTCAGCGTTCTTATCAAAACGTACACCCTTAGCACGCATCCTAGCTTGAATGCTTCGTCCTCGGGATATCTTATCCTTGCCACCATGTTTAAGTGGGTATAGGTTAATGTACGTATTGGTCTTGTTCATCTCTTCCCGAAGGAAGGGTCCAATAGCTTTTGAGACTTGCATCTCCTCAATACCAAAGGCCTCTGGCTTGTATAGTCTTTGGAGAGCAAGAATAGTGTCTACGATTTCCCGGCCATCTAACCGGTCTCGTATAACATCACGGATCTGAATACGCTTGTTCTCATCCACACCAGCAACAATGAATACGGAGTAGTCAGCTTGTTGGGATTGTGAGATAGCTAAGTCAGCAGTGATGTAGTAGTTAATACGGGCAGTCTGATCATCAACCGTCAATGCGGCAAAGTCAGGCTTTTTGAAATAGGAATTCGCTTCATCAAGAGGTACGTTGAGGTACTCTTGTGAGTAAACGTCAGGCATACCCTGGCGGATATACTCTTCACGTAATGCTTTAAGTTCTTCAGCACTCTTCTTCTCAGGCCACAGTATTTCTGTAAAGTCTGGATTGTGTGCTTTGTACTTAACTGACTTCCATAAGGAACGACCAAGTGAATAGGTCTTGAGTCCTTGTGTAATTGTTTTTTTGTCACTGTCTCGTGGCATCAAGGATTCAAGGAGAGAATCCATATGTAGAATAGTACCCACCATGCGAATAATACCACTATCAGAACGACAAGGGAGGAGCGCTCCATAGAACCACCTTCTAAACTTCTTGCGACGTTCGCTGTTCATAACAGCTTCATCATTCTCCATATCATCACATAAGATAATGTCTGGACGGGAACCGTTCCAAATAAGACCACGAAGCTTTTGCTCTGCGCCTTTGGCAATGATACGGAACTTATCGCCGTTATCGAATTCAACAATGATGTCTGATTCTGTTTCCTTGAGGAACTTGACCAGACCCTTCTCATCCTTTTTAATCCCAAACAGGGATATAAGGGTTTCATTTTCTTGTAGCTGTTGCTTAATGGATCCTAGAAACAACGAAGCTTGTGACTCCGTGTCTGATACCATCAGCATGAACTTACGCTCTCGAAATAAGAGCGTAGCCAATCCGTATCCCATCGTGACTGCAGTAGATTTCGCATGACCTCGTGGGGCGGATATAGCTACAAACTTATCTTGTGAACAACATAGATCCCACCACTCTAGGTGACAGGCTGGTGTGCTAACAGCATCACCTAGGCTGGAAGACAGTACGCTACCCATAAACCCCGCAATGGTGTCTCGGTTAACTAGCACTATCTGGCTCCACAAATCCCTCATCACAAGAGATATCTATGTCTATTACTTCATCTTGGTTAATGGCTTGCTTCAGGTCTGTCTTAGACATAGTAGCAAACTCTGCAAATTTCTTGGCTAGGAATTCTAGCTGGTTCATTGTATCAAGCTTCTCAACTTGTTGGACGGCACGTCCTTCAACTTTAAGTTTCTGATCAATCATATCGACAGCAACCTTATGGGCGTCTTTCAGGTTAACAGGCTTACGAAAGATCTCACCAGTCTTTTGGTTAAATCCGAAGTCTCCATTAACAAGGCGATCCTCAACAGTGGTCATGGCCTTCTCTACGATCTTACCAAGGTCAGCCGACAGCTTGTCGTCTTCCTCGTCCCTGATCTGTTGGGTTAACTCTTTCCACCAAGGCTGATAACGCCAGATGTGGATGGTGTTCTTAGGGATGCCTGTGGCAGCCGCTGTCTTAACTTCAGAGCCTGTGGCTATGTAGGTAAGGACGCATTCTATCTTCTGGGACTGTGCCCAGGCTTTGTTGGGTGTACCGGGCTTAGTAGACCGGCGGCGCTTAGGGGCGTTGGACAACAAGGCCAACGACGCTTTACCAAATGGTTTGTCAATACGTTTCATGTAACAAGGATCCTTTAACTATATGTTGCTTTTTTACAACACCCTTATAT